TAAGGAACAACAACATGAAAAGTATCATGATTGTGGAGTCTCCCAATAAGGTAAAACTAATTGGTAAATTTGTACGTCCACTCAATATTCAAGTAATGGCTTCTATTGGTCATGTACGTGGTTTAGATATTTCTATTAAAAATAAAGGTGCTATTGAAGTTAATAATGGTTTTAAACAACACTTTTGTTTAAATAAGAATAATGCTAAGAATACTAAAGAACTTTTAAATAAATGTAAAAGTGCAGACGTTGTTTATCTAGCAACTGACCCTGATACAGAAGGTGAAGGTATTAGCTGGCATTTAAAAGAATTGATTCGTGGTGTCAATAAGAACTGCGAATTTAAACGCGTGACTTTTAACGAGATTACAGAGAAACACGTACTGGAATCTATTAAGAATCCTCGTACTATTGACCAGAATAAAGTAGATTCTCACTTTGGTCGTTCTGTATCTGATTACCTATATGGTTTTTATGTTTCTCCTCTTTTGTGGAAAGTATTAACTCCTGGTTTATCAGCAGGTCGTGTACAGTCTCCTGCATTACGTTTGATTGTAGAAAGAGAACAAGAGATTCGTAAGTTTGTTCCTACTACTTATTGGACAATGACCGTGTTTGGTAATAAAGATAATATTACTTTCCCTGCTAAGTTAGTACGTGTAGGTGATGTTAATTTAGGTAAATTGTCTTTTGAAGAATCTTCATTTCCTAAAGATGTTGTAGAGGGTTATAAAGACACCATTACTCAGTATATTGGTAAAGGTGAGAAGCTATTGGTTTCTGATGTAAAACGTGGTAAGAAATCAGTTAAACCTAAAGCACCTTATCGTACTTCTACTTTACAACAAGACGCTGTACGTAAATTAGGTTGGACGACTACACGTGTTATGCAAACAGCACAGAAGTTGTTTGAAGGTGATGGTAAGTCTGACCATGGTTATATTACCTATATGCGTACTGACTCTACAGCATTAAGTCAAGAAGCATTGGATAATATCTTTGCATTTGGTCGGGATAACTATAAACAATACATGTCTGAACATGTGATTGAATATGGGAAGGTTGCTAAAGGCGCCCAGGAGGCTCACGAAGCCATTCGTCCTACTGACATATACCTTACCCCTACCGACGTTAAGAATCGCCTAGGAAACGACGAATACAAGCTCTACAAGCTAATCTGGGAACGCACTCTAGCATCTCAAATGAAACCTGCTCTATTTGATACATTATCTGTCTCTTTTACCTTAAAAGAATTTGGTTTTAGAAGTTCAGGTTCAGTATTGAAGTTTGCTGGTTACTTAGCTGTTTATCAAGAAGGTGAAGATTTAGATTCTGATAAGGAAGAGAATACTAAATTACCTGAATTGGAATACCATGATAAAGTAGAGGTAGTCGATTTCAAATGTGAAGAACACCAGACTAAACCACCTGCCAGATACAATGAAGCTTCTTTAGTCAAAACACTTGAAGACTATGGTATTGGTCGACCTTCGACTTATGCTAATATTATCCGTGTATTAAAAGATAGAGCATACGTTAGCATGGATGGACAACGATTCATGTTAAACGATATTGGTGAACAAGTGATTAACTTCTTGTTACAATACTTTTCTAAATACATCGATTATAACTATACTTCTGATTTAAACGTACAGTTGGATAAGATTGCTTCAGGTGAACTAAACTGGAAACAGGTTATGTACGACTTTTGGAATCCTTTCTATCAAGTCGTAGAAAGAACCGCTAAAGAAGCTAAGTCTGTATTTGGTAAGATTGAAGAAATGGCTGAACTCTGTCCTAAGTGTGGTCAGCACAATCTTAATCTGATGCAAGGTAAATACGGTAAGTATAAATCTTGTCCTGATAAGAAATGTGGTTTTAAAGAGAGTTTGGAAAACAATCGTCCTAAGAAAGAAGAAGTAGTATTTGAAGGTAAGAAATGTCCTGAATGTAATGGTCGTCTTTTAATTAAAGAAGGTTTTAAAGGACGTAAGTTCGTAGGATGTGAAAACTATTCTCGTAAAGAAAATCCTTGTAAGTACAGTTGTAATATTGACGGTACTGAAAAGGCTAAAGCAGTAAATACTGGAACGACTTGTCCTAGTTGTAAGAAAGGACAATTGGTGATTCGTGTCGGTAAACGAGGTAATTTCTTCTCTTGTAATCGTTTTCCTAAGTGTAGAACTATTGTATCTGCAAATGACTATGCAGATATTAGTGGTTTGGAATTAGCTGAAGTAGACGATTTACTAAATGGTAAATAGTAGATTAGGTAGAGTAATACACTCTACCTAATTTATTCCATTATTTAATTAACTATGTAATACATTTATTTTTTTTTAACACAAAGGAACGATTATGTTATTCCCAATCTCTGCTAATAAACATGAGTATACACAAGTCAATGGCTTGAATGTTGATGAACCTAATGAAAAGATTAAAGGTTTGTTGAACTTTATTACTGTACCTGACCGTAATCAAATTGACTTTAATGCATTTAATATTGTTCAAGAAGTTGCGCGTTGTATTAAATCACGTGCGGAAGAAAGTAAGAAACGTTCTGAAGAAATGGATGAGTGGAAAGAGAAGTTCTTGCTTTTGAGTGAAGAGAAACAACAAGAATATGAAAAGAATGGTTACTTGGAAGATTTTCCTGTACCACCTAAACCTATTGAACTTTACGATGGTGTATTAATCGGTGAAGATGTTCCTAACTGGTTATCTGGTAGTATTGTAGAGTATTGTTTTATTGAACAAATTCCTGTTTACTTTAACTTCCATAAACCAATCTACGGTGAAATTGGTAAGAAAGATACCAATGTACCAGGTGTGAGTGAAATCATCACTGGCCCTACTGGTCATTCAGAACACCATTTGTTTGTGTTTTAATATAGCTAATACTACTCTACCTTTTGGGTAGAGTAGTATTAGTATTAAACATTAATATGTTTTATCTGGTAATTCAGCAGTAATCTTTTGTAAGTAAGTATTACCGGTTTGAGTCACTTTACAGTTATTCTCTTTAACCAATAAGATACGTTTAAATACATCAGCATTTACTGTAGAGGAGAATACATTAGAACTTACAGTCCAATTTGTTTGGTCTTTATAATCCTCTTTTGATGTAATATCAAATAGTGGTTTATTAAAGTTATCTACTAAGTCAATAGTATTATTCTCAATAGTCAGTTTCTTATCTGTAGAGATAATAATCAATGCTTTAATGTAAACATTAAGTTCAGTTACACTGATTGTGTTGTTTCTAAATACAATTGAATTTTCACGTAGTTTAGAAGTATTCTCTTCTTGGAATGTTACTGGAGCAGAGCGAACACGTTTAGATACAAAACGGTTATTCTCTACTACTACATTACCTAAACCATTGACTACTTGAGATGGAGCAATACAGAACATAATATCTGAAACATCTACTGCTTCAATATCGTTGTCTTTAATATTCCAAGTAGGAATAACATTCGGGTCTTGGTCATTATTACGAATTTCAATAACGCGGTGGATACCTTGTTGTTTATCGGTTTCCCATTCTACACCACGAATGACGTTACCTGTAACATTGTAAATAGGACTAGTAGGTTGACCTTTCCATGGTTGCCAATCTTGTGGTTTGGTTTCAATACGAATTGCACGTTGTTGATAGTAGTCCATGCTGGTACGTACAGGGATTTCATCATCTGCTACCAAACGGAATGTCTTATCAAATGTGATGTAGTTATTGATGACATCTACACCATTAGATGGATAGCCACGTGATTCAATAGCAATACCATGGAAACGGTTATTGATGACACGGTTATTAACGAATTTACCAGAGAATGCATCATGTACATCTAAACCTTTACGGAAGTTACCTTCAGCATGGTTATTCTCTACTAAGAAGTTAATATTAACAGAACCAGAACCCATTGCAACACCATAACCAGTACCACCGTCAGCTGCGTGACCATTATGATTCAGATAGTTATCTCGTACTACTAAGTCTTCTTGCCACGCAGATAGAATACCTGCTACACGATTGTGGTGTAGATTACAACCAATGATTTTATTACCTTTAGGTAAACCAATCAGTTTAGGATCCATACCTTGTGAATGGTGTTTTTTCGCACCTTCCATAACCTTTTTGTCTACAGTATTTAAGAATACACCTGCACGGTTACAGCCTGTTACTTCTACTTGGGAGACTAAACAATCGTTAGTGTGTTCCATGTAAATACCGTTAATGGTACCAAAGTAAGATTCACCTTTACGGTAGAATTCACCTTCGTAAGTTAAAGATAAATTTGCAACAGTACGTTTAGATACATGTTCTAAAAGAATACCTGCTTGTGAACGAGCATCTGTAGAGTTTGTTCTAGGGTCCCAGTCAATAGTCTGTGGCCAGTTAAACTTAATCTTAGTCTTACCCATGCCTGCGCCTAAAATACCTTTACAACCTTTATTTTTAGTCGAGCTAATGGTAATCTGTTTTTCTAAAGTATATTCACCTTCGTCAATATACACAAAGTCCTCTAGTTTATCAGCATATTCGATAGCCAATTCTAAGGCTTCTGTAAATGTCCGATTATGTTGATCTGAACATGAGGGACACATAAAATAATTTTTTACATCAATCATTTTGATTCCTTTTTGTTGTGTGTAACGTGTTTGGTTCATAGTTTTTACTTATTGTACGCTATGTATTACACGTAGTAATTATTATTTATTCGTATGAGAATAACCTATAAACCTTTTGAATAAGGAAATAAGATATGGCAATTGAAATTCATTTACCAAGAAAATACTCTAGAGAAACTCTAGAGATGTTAAGAAATAACGATGGCTCTAATGTAGTAATGACTCCTGGGGCTGTAGAGACTACTATTGAGGAATTCACTAATAAAGCTGGTCAACCTGTTACTAAACAATCTGTATTGGATATATTCAATAAACAAGTCATTGAAAGAACCAATCATATTCCTAAATATAGCCGTGATTACTATTTCGTACCTATGGGTAATTTTGGTGGTTGGCATGATAATGGTATGCACGCTGGTTTAGTAAATATGTTAGGTAATGCTTATTTAAGTAATGAATATGGTTTCATGTGTATGCATGATTATTTAAAACTCTCTGACTTTAAAGACAGAGAGGGTGATATCGATATTGGTGACTTAAGTAATACATTTAGCGAAACCATTAATAAACTAGGTACTTTATCTAAATTAAAGATTACTATTAAAAAAGGTAATCGTGTGTTTTCGGAAAGTATACATTACGCTATTGGTAATGGTAGTACTCCTTCTAATCTAATTGATTACAATGAAGTAAAAAATAGAATTATTAATTCTGATGATTTTAACGGTGTTTGTAAAAAATGGTTTGCTAGGATTGTAGATAATAGCAGGAATAATCCTTTGAACTACGAAGTGCGTTTACCTGACCCTGTAGTGAATGATATTAAATATTACAATAATGAACCTTACTTTGGTAGACCAGGTGAAGACAGTCATGAAACATATGGTACCAATAGGGTACAAATTCGTACTTTCTTCGGTGAAGCTGAAAAGGGATTATATTTCAAACTACCTAAGGTAACAAGAAATTTAAAAGGTTTTTCAGTTGCATTAGATAGAAGGGGCGGCAACCATAGACACGAATTACTATTCAGTAATATTATCGTACTGAATGAAAGAACCAGTGTAATAGTTGGCGGTGCACCTGGTAGAAGTTTAGGTGGTGGTGATGGTAACCATACATTCATGTTTAGTAATCCTATTCTATTAACTGAAAGTGGATATGATGATCTTATATTAAAAATCACAGTCAAAACACATGGTGATAGTGGTGATGCTAGTTGGATTAATTTTACCATTAATGAATTAATTTGGAGTGACGATTTTGGTATTGATTCGACAGGAAATCTACCTACAGTACCTTTAGACACCATTAATAGAGAGATTATCTATAATGATAGAGATGAGCAACATTTGAATGTCAATGAATATGGAGAACCCATTTATAAATTCAAATATATCGTAAAAGATTTTACTCGAAAAATACACAGTATTTACCATGCATTAACTAATACTGGTAATTTTAGAAATATTGCTTATGCAGTGGAAGTTAGAAGGAATGGTGTCTTAATTGGTACAAGTGGTACTGGATTTGGTGATTACAGAAGGCATATTGAATCACCATGGAGGTTAAATTATAATTGGGATTACCCTCCAGTCCTACGTGATAATCTATCCAACTTAGATATTAAAAATGGTGACGAAATTACATTTATATTTAATATTAGAGATGCTGGTGGGACATCGGGTACTGGTAGAAATAAAGACTATTTTCTTGGTATAGTTAGAAGTATAAATAGAAAACTCATCATAAGACAAGTTTACTATAAAGCAGAATTAATTAGTAGATAAATAATTATACTACACTAGGATATCTCCTAGTGTAGTATAATTTACTTTATGTCTAACCAGCCCAACGTGCAGGAGATACTTGGATACGGCGAATAGTATTACCATCATGGTAAACAGCAAATACTTTATCACCTAACACCTCAATTTCAGCAGGACGTGTACCACTAGGTGCACCTGCTTTATTGGTATTGAGTTCCTCTTCTTGCGTAGGTTCAATATTTGTTTTAACATTATAGAAGATACCTGATTTAATTTTAAAACCAGTATAATAAGTCTTACCTGGTACAAATGTAGGCATACCAACAATGTCTCTATCTAATCGGTTAAACTTAATCGCAGAGTTAGTAGAATAACCAAACTCAATCACATTGTTTTCACCAGTATAGAATCTCTTAGTCATCCAACAGTTATCAAATGCAAATGTTTGAGCCGTTATCGATGGTGAGAACATATTGATAGTCATCTTACCACCTTTGTTATCGTAAGCTGCTCTTTCACCTGTACTGAATGCACAACTAACGAAGTTAATAGTAAAAGTATTCCACCAACCAAAGATATTAGTAGATGAGTAAACGAATTCATCTGCTTTTACTTTAGCATCTGCTACAGGGTCTGTAGTATAACTAATAGTCAAACCAGTAAATGACAATGTAGTATTATTAGCAATAGACACACAATAACGATTAAAAGCAGGATATGATTTACCACCCCTGGTTATGTTATTACCAACGTATGCGCCTCTAAATTCAATCTTACAGCCAAGGTCAATAATCTCTTGTTGACGCTCTTCTGTACCATTTGCATAGTCGCCAAATCTAGCACGAATAGCACGTGCTTTAGCGTAGATTTCATCTGTTCTAGTACCGTATGGTAAGAACTCAATGTTACCACCTCTAAAGTTTACTTCATTATCGTCTCTATGATTTACTGGATTAGATTCGTATGTAGCTGTAGTACCTGTCACAGAAACTAAGCGTTTACCAATAACGTGAGTCTTACCTTCTTTTAAATAGATAGTACGACGTACTTCAGATGGGCCTTGTGCTAATGCATAACCAATAGTAGCTAAAGGTTTCTCTTTCGTACCACGTTTATTCTCAAATGTAATAGGTTCATCTAAACCAGCATCTGGGTCTACATACACGTTAGCAAAGATATCATCTGGTACGTTACCATAATACAAACCATCACCATTCCAACGCAATTGGTTATTAGCCGCTGTAGAGATAGGGACAATGTCCTTAGCTAGTTTAGGTGTATTACCAAATACACGTCTCATCTCTGTATTGATTTCATCTTCTGCTAAGTTAGCCTTAGTACCATTCTCACGAGTAATCTGTTTACCTGGTTGAGTATACTTACCAAATAACATTTTACTTACAATGTTTTCCATAATGGCTTTATTAGACCAAGCAAAATCTTTTACAGCAGTATCTTTACTATCTACATTCTGTTTGTTATAGTAATTGTCAGCTAAGTTTCTCTTATCTGCATTTACTACACCTTCCAATTGCGTAATAGAATCACGAATAGGAGGCAGAAGAGCATCTACTTGTTGTTTAGTATACACAGTCCCTTTTAGGGTATTGATACTACCATTTAACGTCTGAACACGCTCATCGATTTCTGGTTTAGAATATACACCTAATTGCTTAATATTCTCTAATGTTAAACCATGGACATTACCACGTGCATTAATGTGGTTATCTAAAGATGTTCTTAATTCATTAACCTTTTGAACAACATCGTCATTAATTTTACGTTTTAGTTCTTCTAATTTAGCATTAATACCATTGTTGTTATCACCAATTAAGTTAGCGACATCAACATCTACTTTATTTTTTAGTTTCTCTAACTTAGCATCAAATCCACCAATAGCTTCCCAAATTACGTTATGGGATTCCTCATCACCAATTAAAGTCGCTTTAATTAAGCGTTCAATAACGTAGATTAAACCTTCGTAACCATAAGTTTGCCAAATAGGATGGAAGTGTTCTGCTGGTGGGAAAGCATCTGGTTTATTAGCAATATTCAACCAAGATACTGGTCTGTTATCTAAATTAAGACTATTTAATTTATTTTGTAATGCAGGGATATCAATAGAAGTAAATTGTCCACCTACTGCTTGGTAAGTTACAGAAATATTTTTACTTACTGTTTTATCTACTAAGACAATGGTAGAGGCTGCACCTAAACCTGTTAATCCTGCAATAGTTTCTGAAGTATCTTCGAAGAAGTAAGAAGCACGTGGAACGACTTGGTTGTTTTTCTTATCTTTAATCACGACACTTTCAATATAAAAATGAGCGTGTCTAGGAGAGATAATTCTAACTTCTCGGTCATTCAGTACATGGCCTTCTTCAGATACTAAGTTATTCGGATTTCGTCCTGATTTATCGAACTCATACCGAATTTTCATTTCTGGTGAAATAGGCATTTCTAAATTCCTTATTTTAATATAAACACTCAAAGATATTCGATAAAATTACTACGGTGATTTATTTCACCGTAGTAATTTATCTTATTAACTCCAGCGAGCAGGAGGTACAAATTCAGTTTTAAGTTTATTAGAATTACTGTCTAATAGGAAAGCTTTTACCGTATTGATAATTGTGTTTTCCATATCACCTGAATTAAATACCATTCTATTTTCAGCAGAGAAAGACTTAACATCACCATTGTTATCAATCAATACTCTCGCGCCAGTGCCAGTATAAATTGTCATGCTACCATCTGGTTCAATGATTACTCTATCTTTGCTAGCAACCTTAGTTAAAATACTACCGTCTTCTTTAAATTTAAAACCACTATTACGAGAAGCAGAACCTAAGATATCTAAGTCAGCAGAATTATTTGGAGTCAGGGTAATTTTCTTCTTAAATACTCCGCCTTCGTTATAGACTTTAGTAACAGCTTGATTAATAGCTTGTGCAGCAGCAGTGTCTAAGTAAGACTTATACACCACAGTTTCGTCTTTAGTAACTTCTGGGAATCGAACTGCGTAGACATTGTTTCCTTCAGTATACTTCAGATTCAAACGAGGATATACTTTGCTTGCAGCAGTAACATTAGAGGTAGGTAATGCTTCAAAAATCCAATTACCATTACCTGATGGCATTAAGATTTTAGTCCATTCATTTTGTTTACCTACTTGTAACTGACCATTAATTGCTTGATTACCTTCTTTACCTACTTTAGTATCTAGGTTAGTATCAGTAGCACGTTTTAAATCACCTACTGCTTTTTCAGAAGCTACTTTAGTCGTATCTGTACCTGTGGTAGAATGAGAAATACGATTTTCTGACACACTAGTTAACATCCAATTACCCCAACTACCATCGTATTCAGTAGTACGGAAATAAGTATTACCAGTATTAAATACTGTATAGAATTGTAAACCTTGGTAAGCACCTGGCATCACCCAAAGTGTACCTGCTCTTTGTTCTGGGTAGTTTCTCGCAGTTGTCGCGTTAACGTTAGCGTCTTGAGAATAGAAACCATAGTGTTCATCACCTTTAAGTGTATTCAAGTCTTCACTAGTCAGTACCTTAACAAATCTGTATAAGTAACCTAGGTTTTTACTGTCTACAGTGGTCATGACTTGTTTCTTATTAGACCAACCCATCTTCAAGATATTGGCATTAGCTGTAGGTGCTAATTGGTCTACACCCGTACCCATGTTTACAAAGTTCTTAGTAAAGGCATTACGGTTTTCATTTTCAATTTCAGTCTTAATAGTCGCTAATGATTTACCTGCTAATTGGTCAGAATCAGACACGTGAGATTGACGAATCTCTTCACGCCATGCTTGAGGTGTTTTACCACCAAATGAACCTGCATTCACACTGTTATTAGCTTGTTGTAAAGACTTAGCAACGATTTGGTCAACTGTTAAACCACCTACTTGGGTAACATTGTTCTTCGCTTCGTTAATAATCGCAGCAGCAGGTTTACCACCTAAAGTAGCAGCATCTAAGTTACCTGCAATGTTAGTACGTACAGTTTGTGTGATTCTATCTACTACAGCAGGACTTATATTATTGGCTACAATATCTCTTTGGAATTCAAATTTCAAATCAGATACTGATTTACCTTCTAATCGAGCCGCATTCACATTCTGTTTAGCAGAAGCAATGATTTGTTCTTTAGTAGAACCATTTAACTGTGCTGCATTGACATTGTTTTTAGCTTCACTTAAAATAGTGGTTAAGTTTTTACCATTAAGTGTAGTAGCATTGATTTCTTTAGCCAGTAACCAAGTAGCATATTCATCTGGATTTTTATTACCAAAGCGTTGAGTATTACCTACAGTAGTACTATTTAAACGTTGCATAATGGCTTCGTTATTACTACCAGTAGCACTTTGGATAGAAGCGTTAATGCGGTTAGTCACATCTTCCATCATCTGCGGGTAAGTTAAGTTATTAAACTTAATAGTATTACCAGATGTGCCTTCCAATACCCAGTTTTTAAGTTGTTGAGAGTTACGACCATCCATCAATGTGGTATCGGCTGCTTTCTCATTTTTACCTAATTTACCAGATAATGCATTATTTAAATCTAGTGTGGTGATTGCACCAATATCAGCAGCAGTTAAGTGGTGTACATTACCACGAGCATTGATGTGTTCAACAATCATGGGTTTAATGTAGTTATCGATAATGCCTACTACAGACTTAGGAGTAACATAGTAGTCTTCACTACGGTCAGTATATTTAGTAGCAGGTAGTGTACTTAGGTTACGGATATTACCTAAACCAATATCACTTTTAGTAATACGTCCTACTGCTAAGTTTACTTGGTTAATAATGGATTCTTGTAATGATTCACGTGAAGCAGAACCTAACTTACGTACTTCAGCAATCAATTCTTCAATACCAGGCATTTTATTAATGTCATGGGTATGTTCGATTACTGGGAATTGTTGTGGTAAGTCAGCAACTTGTTCCCAAGAAGTAGTGACTGGGTTATGCATCCATTCTGATAGAATGTGATTAATCTTTTGAGCATCGATGTTCCAGATACCGCCTACTGTACGGTATTCTAAATAAACATCACCACTAAATTTTCGATTAATGAATTGTACTGAACCATAGAGTACTTTACCTGCTCGCATAGTGGCTTGAATAAACCTAAAGCCAAATACGTAGTCTACACCTTCAACCATGTAATTCTTAGCACCTTGCTGTGTTAATGTATACATCTTAAAGTCATTAACAAAGAAAGGAGCATAGTCTGGTACAATGTAGTTAAAGTCGTAATTGTTCTTAATGGTTACAGTATGTCGTTCATTCCGGATAATGTTGTTTTGATTTATCCCGTTAGGGTCAAATGCATAAACAGGATTTGTATTTTGTGCCATATCAATTCCTCGAATTTATGAAACTTTTAGTACGACTAACGGAATATAAAAAAATACCGTTAATACTTATTTATTAATCTATAATGCGCCTGTCGCAAATATTCATATATTTGTCTCGGGCATGTAGGAGATTTTACATGGCTGCTGCATATGAAATTAAATCAGCAATGGGTAGGGTAATTGGCTCTCAAGCACAGTGGGAACCAGTCGATTTAAAGAAATACCCTTTAGATAAACTATATAAACGTTACAACACTATACGTGCTACTCTTTTTAACAAGTATACTAAGAAGAGTGGTGTGATTACTGTAGACGATTACGAAACTGAATTAAGAGCTAATGAAACATTCTTTCGATATTTAGATAGAATTGGTGAGAAAGGTTTTAAGCTGACTCCTGGTAGTACTGAGATTAGTAAATCTGGTTTACTCTATAAGGAAGCATTGAGTAATCGATTTAAGATTGTACCTGTTAGAAAAGGATTGTTACCTGATGGTGATTTTAGTGATAAGTATATTTATAATGATTTATTTGTTACTAAAAAAGGTGTTAACCCAGTAGAATTACAGAAGTATACTTTATTTACTGTAAATGGTTATGTTCATCAAACAGATGCCAACAGTAAAGGGTTATGGGTAGAAGATGGTTATAAGACCATTAAGAAGAGAAAGAAACACTGTATTGGTGTGATTAGCTTTGAGAATCTAGGTGCTTTAAAACAAGTACCTATTCGTAAAGAGATGATTAGTAAACTCAATGATAAAGTTAGTTTATATCATGAATGTGTCATTGACATTGGTGAAGACTGTAGTGATAAAACCATTATCCTAATACTAGGTGGCTTCATGCATGTCTTAGATTACGAAGTATTTAGTCGTATTTCAGACAGTGCAGTTAAAGTTAAATTAAAAAATGTACCTTTGTTAGAACGTATTCATTTAAGTAACGATGACTTAGATTTTGGTGATACTTTATTTGATAAAAAGTATGGTGAGACTAACTTAATTCTAACTGATGTTTATTCAGATGATTTTATTAAGAAATATTTAACACTCAGTTATTCTTTTATTGTCTTATTAGATAATACTGAAGTATTTAGAGATATTACTTATCCTAGAATGCGTGGTATTCCAAATAACTATTTAACAGAATATAAACCTAAATTACCCATGATGACACGATTAGGTAAATTCGAGGAATATGTTACTATTAAAGATGGTGATACTTATGTTCTAGAAACTGCGGATTGTCAATATCGTCCACGTTTGTATAATAAGAGCTGGCCATTAACAGAGAATAGTTATTACAATGATGCGCGGCAGCCTACAGATAGATATCGCATTCCATCTGCTTACTTCTTTAACCTATTAACATTAGTTAAAAAATAAACCACAAATAAACAACATAAAAGACATAGCTACTACTCTACCCTTTCAGGTAGAGTAGTAGGTATGTTATCACTAAGGAACTAACATGATGAAACAAAAATATGGCGAAAATTTGTTTCATTTTCATGGACGAGAAAAACCCGACATCTTTCTCATATAAATCATGTATTGTAAAATTAATACTTAAATTTTTCAGTCGGAGTCGGTACTTCATTTGGTAACATACGACAGAATAAACGAGTATCTACAAAAGATATATTTAATCCAGAATGTTTACAAATAGATTCAATAGCACCAAATGAATCCTCATTAAAGTCTTCTGACTCTAAGTCTTTTTCTGAAATGATTTTAACAGATTCTATTTCTTTATTAATTTCATTTACCTGATTAATACCTTCTTGATTAGACAATGGTGCAATACGTGGACACAACATCACTACTGTTTCTAGTCGTTTTTTAATAAACTCTAAATGGTGGTGTGTTAGCCATTCATTCCAATCGTAACAATAGAATGAAACCACATTATCATCTAACCAATCACTACTAATATTCTTAAGAGGCTGATGGATTACCCTTACTGGAACGATATTACCTAAATGAAGTTTAATACAGGTTACCATATCATTTAATTCTTCTTTAGTTAATTGGTAAGGATAAGTATTTAGTACTAAATCTACTTCTGCTTCTTTGTTCTCGTATGTATTCTCTACGATATAAGAACCAATGATGTCTCGAAGATTAATCATGAGGTTAGTCATGGTAGAGTTAGCCAATACAGCAATGTTTCTTTCAGCATAGCGCTTACGAAATTCGTATAAGTCTACACCTGGGAAGTCGTCTCTTTCTCGTGTAAAGAAACCACTGACTTGTAGTTCATCTGCTTTCTCGAAATCCATCATTTCTAATACAGCTAATCGAGTATCGAATAATTCATCTAGACTAACCAGAAACCCATGTTTCTTTTGGACTTCTTTATTAATCATTTAGTTATCCTTTCAAAGTAGATTCATCTAGAATATAATATAGTACACAATCTTTGTAATTTAGTTTAGTAAATGTTAATAAGATTACAAACATCCAGATAGTAGGTTTAGTTAAATAATTTTTAACAATATCTTCAGCGATGTCTTGTTTATTAAGTTCTCTAACCAATCCACTAGTATAACGTTGAATGTCTTCGTATAAACCATGGTTATTTATCTTAAAGTAACAATAGATGTCTTGTAAAATATTAGATAATAAATTAGTATCTTCTGTATCTGATTCAAAATATCGATAGATATCTTGAATCTTTTCTATTTTAAATAGGTTATTAATAAAGAAAGATAACTTACTATCTGTAATAATAGAAAAGAATAAAGGTAAATGTTTACCCTCATCAAATCTAGATAAAACATGAGCGCTACTACGATAAAGTTCTTTTTCTATCTTTTTATAAAAACTATCACTGTCTTTAATCTCTTGTTCTAGTTTAGCTATATAACTAACAGCAAAATTAAATGCAGTTTCTACATCACTTTGTTCTTGGGTTAAATCAATATCTACATCTTCCATTTTGGTTTCCTTTTATTTTTGCAATAAAGTAGATTTTAACATCATTGCTGTTAAATAAGAGTGAAGCATTAAGGTTGCACCTACTTCACCACTATATGGTTTTAATGCATCTGCTGAAGCTCTACCCATTTGAGAAATAGATTGCTCTAATAGACGCATACCTTTTTCAGAACCGCCCCTAAAGTGCATCATTTCTTCTACAGTCTTATTTAAACCCATGGCTAACAACATATTGACTTCAGGATAAGATACACGTGCACCTTTTGAAATAGGGCCTGTTGCTTGACCAGTATAAAAGTCGACATGGTTATTGTCTTTAGGAATAGAAATCTTTTTAGAAATCAATTGTTGTTGTACACGGATAGGAAGATAAACAATCATGGCTTCTTTATTAGACAATTCCCAACTACCATCCTCTTCTGGCATCCAAATCTTATGGTAGAAACTAATACCATATTCGCGCCCTACTTTATGTAAATTATCCATATTCAGACGGGCATTATCGTCACCAATTGGTGAGAATAATTGTAAGTAATCTTTTTCATTCTTAAACGAATGCATTAGTTCTTCGAACTCTTTGTCTGTTAATCTATCTAAACGCTGGCGAGTTAGTTCAGCGTTATTGGTTTTTGGTAATAATTTACCAATAAATTCTACAGCTAAATCAGTCGCTGCTTTTCTGGCATTATTCATTTTGAACTACCTTATAAAAACATATAACAATATAAACACCTACGTAATCATAAGATTACGTAGGATGTCTAGATTAATTACTGTTGTGTTTGTTCTTGTACTGGCTCTTCTTCCACTACTGTCTCACCAGCGTGGTCGATGTGATCTTGAGCTTCTTTGACTTCTTCATCATTAGTTTCAAGAACAGTTTCTTCGCCATGTCCTAGTTGAAGATTATCAGTATCTTCGCCTTCGCGTACATTACCATCTTCATCAAACAGAACTTTAATTTCTTCGTTCATTTGCATCATTTCATTAGCTAATTTGCGGTTAGTTTCAAATGCTTCTCGAACAACAGCCGCTGTGGCTTCTTCTTGAGATTCAATCTTATTCTCTTCACGAGTAAACCATTCGCGGTCAATCTTACCGTGTTCTACATAGTAACCAATGTAAGGAAGAATTTGAGTATCCAGCAATTCCAGCCATTCCTTAGAAGTCATGGTTTCACCAAGTAGTGAACGAATCTCACGGGTATTATAACCGTCTTCTTTCTTACCAGACAATTCACCAATGCGGTACAAGAACAGACGAAGTTCACGAGACAAGAGGAAGATTTGTTCAGTAATTGATTTATTGTAAATTACTGCTTTCAGGGTATTAATATTAAAGCCCATGAAATTAAACAAATCAGTCAGTGTGAAATAACCATGTTTGTCAATCAGCTTTTTCAAATCACTTAAAATAAAATTAGGGTCAGTAATCAGAGCTTCAAATGTCTCATCTTTCAAACCTGTTTTATTTAGAGTGTCTTCTACCTTTACTGATTCTTCACCAGCCATCTTGGCATATTCATCATTAATCTCTTGAGCTGTTTCTTTGGTCAGTTCAATTACTTGTTCTTCGTTAGTGTTATTCATTTCAGTCATTTTGATTTCCTTATTTAGAAGATTCTTCAATCATTGTGGTGATTGATTTAACAAACTCTTTACGATATTTTTTCTTAATGGTTTTCTTATCAGCTTCTAACCAGAATGGATGATAAGTACCCAATGCAATACGCATAATATCTAGTGTAGAGAGTTCTAACTGACAATGGTCGTCATCATCAGCAGAATACCATGGACGAGTATTCAATAAGATATCCCAATCGTAGCCTTGTTCTTTAACTTTCTCGTAAAGTGTTTCTGGAGTAAGTTCAAGAAGACGAACATCGATATTACCTAAAGCAGCGCGCCAGTATTCTTTCATTTGTAACATGTCTGCACAAATCTGAATAGCACGAGCCAAGCGAATATCTTCATCCATCAAGCTACGAACTGTAGTACGGGCTAGTTTCACTTCAGGGCGCAATACACAATAAGAATCTTTAAAGCTACCATTCAAAGACATATCGCCTTTTAAGCCAAAGAAACCATGTGTACGTAAGAAGTGGAAGTTAGTTAATTCTTCCAATACACCATACTTCTGCGATACCACTACGTTTACTGTAACGCCTGATGGACCTGTCTTACAACGCAACATCTTCATGCTAACGACGTTCAAGTCATCTGGGTTATTGTCTACGCCTACACCTTTTAATGGATAGTCCATTTGGTTTTTATCGTATTTGTTGAGTTTAGCGACACCACGAATCAACCACATGGTCATGGCAAGATAGTTAATGTTATTAGGAACACCTTTTAACTGCATACCACGGTCTAAGTGTTGGAGTGGTTGGTGTACTGGCGCATATGGGTCAAGTTGGTATTTCTCGCCATAGTGTACAGTCGTTGTTAAATAAGTGTTTGTACCTACTAAGATGTCTGGTAATTCATCAATCATATTGCGTTTAATCTTACCAGAAGTCATGTGAAGCATGTTTTGTTTTGCATCACCCAAATCTGTCTTATCACGCAATTCGTTAATTTGAGAACCTTCAAACTTAGAAGCAGAGTCTAATGTAATGTGTGTAGGCAACAAGATTTTAATCTTCTTACCTTCCCTATCTAGAATAGGGATTTCTACCATCATTTTAGAACCTGCTTTTTTCTTAGCGTACATCCAGTCTTTTGCCATTTTAAACCATTCGTCGCCTTTATAGATTGCTGATTCAGTTACAATCCAACGACCTGATTGGAACCAATCTGGTTCATGGTCAGGACGAACAATACGACGTAAACGTGCTTCTAGACCTGGCATAAACACATTGTTTTCAGTATCGTATTTTTGACCAGTAGAATAACGATGTAAACGGAATGCACAAATCTGACTAATATAGTCAGCAATAGCGGATTTATATGAGTTACCAGGGCCTACAATTACAACAGAACCATTATGTCCACCGTTTGTAATATAACGCCCATGTTCTCCTAATACAGGTGCACCTGTTAGAATATCCATTAAGCAACCGATATTGATATTTGCGCGAAGATATGGTGATGTCTTCGCTTCCATTTGAAAGAAACCTTCAATAGCCATGTTATGTCCTTTATTGAAAATCTGTTTGTCGGGGGGTTAAATATAATGTATTCAAATATATTGGGAGAGACAATTTATTTAGCTATTTTTTAACCATAATTAAGAAGAAAGTCATTTAACATGAGTAAATTTGATGCATTAAAAAATCAATGGAATGTACCATTAGAAGTATCGATTGAACAACTCAATCTCTCCGTAGCTGAATTGAAAGATATTCAATTAAGTAACGAAGGTTTGATTCAAGCGATTACTGGTATTTTTAGTAAAGGTTTTAACGCTTTGCGACTGGGCGTGAATAAACTAACTGAAACAGAACAAAAACAACTTTTGGTTGATGAAGAAGCAGTTCGTAAATTAACCAGTAA